ATCATTCAAGAAGCCGACATTTGTGCAGTAGTGGAGTATGAAGATGGCGAATAAACCAGGGCTGTATGCCAACATTCACGCCAAGCAGGAGCGCATTGAGCGCCAAAAAGATGCTGGCAAGACACCAGAGCGCATGAGGTCACCAGGCGCCAAGGGCGCACCTACTGCCGCGGCGTTCAAGGCCAGTGCCAAAACCGCTAAGAAATAATGGCAAAACACGACAAACCTATTGCCCACACCACGACAGGTAAGGGCAAGAACTACAACCCCGTAGAAAAAGGGGCGGGTATGACTGCGGCTGGCCGTGCAGCTTACAACGCAGCAAACAACTCAAATCTGAAACCACCAGCCCCTAACCCTAAGACCAAAGCAGATGCAGGCCGTAAAGCCAGCTTTTGTGCAAGGATGGAAGGGGTGGTGCAAAACGCCAAAGGCCCAGCAGAACGGGCAAAGGCATCTCTCAAAAACTGGAACTGTTAAAAAGGAAACATCATGTCCAACTCAATCGCAACTGGTGTCGCATACGCTGACCCTGAATTTGTATCTTTGTTGGTTAGTGGCGCAAGCACTAATGGCCCCGCAGCCAGCATTACTTCAACCAGTGCAAATACCGGCAGCGTGGACGCCTCTGCTTTCGTTGCAACCGAAACGCTTTCTGCGGCTGGTGGCGTGGGCTTTTCAATTAAAGCCGTTGAAAACGTTAATGTAGTTGCTGGTGCTTACCTAACGGCTCTGTACGGCTATCTAGCGTTTGGCGCTTCTGGTCGTGTCACTGGCCTGGCATCAGGCACGGTTGGCGAGATTGTTATGTCTGCGGCTTGCACCCAAGGCACCTACGCTGCAATGGAGTGTGAGATTGGGATGCCTACTGGCGCTGTCACTGGCACCAACACATCGTTTTTTTACTTGAGTTCTTATGGTGCTGACAAGGCAACGTTTGACACTAGCGGAACGTTGTTTAACCTGGCTGGTGTGACTAAGGGAACTGGCAAGCTGCTGGCTGACACAACTACTGGTTCAACGGCTCGCCCTGTTCAGGTAATCAAAGTTGTTACACCTGATGGTGTCCGTTATCTGCCGTTGTATTCAACTGTTGCAATTGCAGCATAATGGTTGTTAACAAAGAAGCCATTAACATTCGGGTTGCAGAACTTGTTAAAAAAGAACAAGAACTGCGATCTGAGTTAAACGCTGTTATTGGAGCAATCCAAGATTGCGGGTACTGGTTGGCGCAATTAGACAAACCAGATTCAATCACTTGTGTTGATTAAAAAATATGTCTAATTCAATAGCAATTGGTGTTGCATATCGTGATCAAGACATCATTGGCGCGGACACTGTTAGCGCAAATACGGTTTATGCTGTGCAACAACTTGGTTACGCAAACACCGCTTATGGCACAGTGACCCAGACTGGAAACAAAGCGTCAGCAGTAACAATCAACAAAACTGCTGGCACTATTACAACTACCAACGCGCAAATGGCCCCAAATGCTAAGGTTGCGTTTGTTGTGAATAATAGCCAAGTGTCTGCGTTGGATACTGTTATTGTCAATATTGCATCTGGTGCTACCGCTACGTTTGCTTACCTTATTGCTGTGGTAACGGTGACCAATGGTGCATTTACAATCAATTTAGATAATGTATCAAGCAACGCATACACTGACATTTTAAAAATTAACTTTTCAATTCTTCACGTTGCAAGTTAATGTTTCCTGGCCAAAACCTTATCAGTCAGATGCTGCCTGCCAGCAGGGATATACATCATGGCTAACAATCGCCTGAATACGTTTCTGCCCAACCGCAGTGTCATGGGCGCAAAAATGTTGCAGCGTCCAGCAGAACCTTACCTGCGCCAACAAGCACCCGAGGTTTACGGCGCACTGTCTGGATTGATGGGAACAGCACCAGACCAGCAGGGCAGCGTATTAGACCCAAACACCGCAAGAGCAAGAGCAGGCGCTGAGATAGGGTTCCCGCTTGGCACAGCACTGCAAATGATGCCATTCTTTGGCCCTGCCAAGACAGGCGCTATGGCTGTAGGACGAGCCGGTGAACGACTTGCAGAGCGTTCTGTGCCGCAGATTATGGAACGTGGCGGTATGGGCGCTGAGATGCTGCAAGGCATGAGCAGGGGTGCAGAAAGCTATGCGCTACCACCAGCTGGCCGCAGCGGGTTTGGTGCTTTTGATCCAAGATACGATCCGAGGGTAAATGAGCAGGCTAGGATGCAGGCCATGACTCGGGATGTTGAATTGAATCCTGGTGCGGCAAATGCGCCTACAGTTTCGTTAGCCGACTTTGAAGGCAGGCCATTTATCACAAGCATGGCTGATCGCACGGCAGCTGGTGGCAAATTGGTTGGAATTGACGATGTGCAGTTCAACAGGCCAGTAAAGTTGCTTGGTGGTCAGGACTATATGTTCAACAACCCTGGGCAGGTTTGGGCATCTGGCAAGCAACCAGCAAAAGCGTTGATGAAATACGCTGATGAAATTAAGGCTGCAACAGGGCAAGACCCGTTGTATTTGCCATATCGCATGGCTCCCACTGGTGGTGATTTTGCCCAAATGACAGGCGAAACCATGTTGGCTTATGCTGATGCGTCTATGGGCAAGATGCAAAAAAAGCAATTAGACAAAATGATAAAGCAATACATCCCTGATTGGGCGGGTGTATCTAATCCCGCAAGCGTTGATCAATTTAGGCAAATGCCAGATTTGACCCGTAAAGCCATCAAAGACAAGATGGACAAGAAATTTCGTGATGAAGGCGGTTTAAATATTGGAAGCGCACGGTTAGCAATATCAGACCCAGCACAGTTAGAAGCCCGTCAAGGTGGCATTATGAATGTCGGTGAGATATATGCTGGTAAGCCAATCATCACAGAATCTGGCCATCCTGCTTACCCAAGTGGCGTACCAGGCCGAGGCATTGGCACTGTAAGCAAAGACACCAGCATCTTTGAAATGCTGCCTGAGTACGCCAAAGCACGGAACATTGCTGACCCAAGGATGCCTAGTGACGCCGATATGAGATCAATCTCAATGAAGCCCTACGCTGGCGTGATTACCGAAAAAATGCTTAGACAGCTTGGCTACTGAACAAGAATTCAGGTTTGAAATTGTTTGCCAACTTTGCCCCATATCGCTCAAGCAGGAATGCTTTAACGGACTCTTGCGTAACAGACTCAATGCCAGTGACAACGCACCGCATTTCATGCAAGGTAAGCGCCTCAAGCATCTTGGCTGGAATTTTTACGTCTGTGTTGACGATTGGCGATAGTGTCATTTCCACATTGTATAGTTTAGCCAGCTAAACGTCAACGACAATTAAAGAGCAGCAAGTGCAATCACATTTCCCCTATATAAAATGATTGAGCATGAAGTCACCTTTGAAAAGCAACGCCTGGTTGAAAGCACTAGCGGGTTAGGCTTGCCGCATGAGCAGATAGCTATATTGGTTGGGATAGACGATAAGACGCTCCGCAAGCACTACCGCACCGAGTTAGACCTGGGCAAAGCCAAAGCAAATGGGCAGATAGCCAGGACACTGTTTGACAAGGCAACCAGCGGCGATACCACGGCACTAATCTGGTGGACAAAGACCCAGCTGCGATGGGCCGAGACTGTCAAGCAAGAGATAACCGGCAAAGACGGTGAAGCGCTCCAAGGCATCCAGGTCACATTCGTAAAGCCTAATGAGTGAAGTCAAAGCAGAGTTTCCACTCAAGCTGCAAAGCCTATTCCAGCGCAGTCGGTACAAGGTCTGTTACGGCGGTAGGGGCGGTGCTAAGTCTTGGGGGATAGCCAGGGCATTACTGATTAAAGGGGCCAAGGAGCCAATTCGCATACTCTGTGCCCGTGAGTACCAAACCAGCATCAAAGACAGCGTACACAAGCTACTGTGCGACCAGATAGAGGCTTTGAACTTACATAGCTTCTACGAGATTACCCAAGCCAGCATCCGAGGCTCAAACGGCACTGAGTTTGCATTTGCTGGTCTAAAGAACAACATCAGTAACATCAAGTCATTCGAAGGCGTAGACATTTGCTGGGTAGAAGAAGCTCAGACGGTAAGCCGCCTGTCTTGGAATGTACTGATTCCAACTATCCGCAAAGAAGGCAGCGAGATATGGGTTAGCTTTAACCCTGAGTTGGAGACAGACGAGACTTACCAGCGCTTTGTGGTCAAGCCACCTGATGACTGCATCCAGATTAAGGTGAACTGGTCAGACAACCCTTGGTTTCCCGAAACGCTACGGTTGGAGAAGGATTCGCTCAAGCAAAGGGATGAAGAATCGTATAACCAGGTTTGGGAAGGTTTGTGCCGCCAGACGGTAGACGGGGCTATCTTTGCCAAGGAAATGCAGCAGGCCGAGAAGGATGGACGCATCTGCCGGGTTCCATTTGACGCCACAAAACCTGTTCACGCTGTTTTTGACCTGGGTTGGTCTGATAGCACTGCCATCTGGTTCTTGCAGTTTGTAGGCATGGAAACAAGGCTTATTCGCTACATTGAGGACAGCCAGAAGACCATCAGCTATTACTTGGCGACCATGCAGACCTATGGTTACCACTACGACAAGGTATGGCTACCGCACGATGCCGAGAACAAGACACTAGCAGCATCTGGCCGCAGCATTGACGATATTGTCCGGGCGGCAGGGTACAAAACAGAGATATTGCCTAGAGTTCCCGTAGTGGACAGCATCAACGCAGCCAGAACAATATTCCCTAACTGCTACTTTGACCGTGAACACGCTGCTGACGGATTAGCCTGTCTGCGCCACTATCGGTATGAAGTGGATCCTGACACTGGACAGTTCAGCAGAAACCCACTGCACGACCACTACAGCCACGGGGCTGATGCCTTTAGATACATTGGCCTTATGATTCGGGAACCGCACAAACGCAAACCAAAAGCCATTGCCGAGGCCGCAGGCAGCTGGATGAATTGAGGAATAATCATGAATGATCCCCGCATTGACGATGCCATCAAGTTTTGGCAGCTGGTGAACGACAGCGACAGCACTAACCGCAGCGAAGCACTGCAAGATATTCGTTTTGCAGCTGGCGATCAATGGCCGGTGGAGATCCAAAACAGTAGGAATCTTGAAGCAAGGCCGTGCCTGACTATCAATAAAATTGATGCTTATGTGCGCCAGGTCACCAACCAACAGCGCCAGCAGCGTCCCCGCATCAAAGTTCATCCTGTTAACAACTTGGCGGATTACAAGATTGCCCAGGTGCTGGAAGGTATCACCCGTCATATTGAGGTTAACAGCAACGCCGACACCGCCTACGACACCGCTTTTGACTACGCTGTCCGCATGGGTTGGGGCTACTGGCGCGTCAATACCAAATACGTCAGCGAAGATTCGTTTGACCAAGAAATCTACATTGACGCCATTGATAACCCGTTCACGGTCTACTTTGACCCTAACAGCGTAAGACCAGACGGTTCAGATGCCGAGCGCTGTTTGGTTACAACACTGTTAAGCAAGACGGTTTTCAAGGAAATGTACCCTGACGCTGATGATGGGGCTAACTTCACTCACCGCAGCACTGGTGACAATGCAGCCAGTTGGGTGACTAAGGAAGACATTCGGATTGCTGAATATTTCTATGTAACCCGCGAAAAGGCCAAGCTGTATCTGCTGAGTGACGGTAGCAGCGGATTTGCTGACAGTGACCGATTCCTCGAGCGAGTAGCCGCGGCTGGTCTGACGGTGATTGATACCCGCGAGAGTTTCCGCAGGGCAGTGAAGTGGTGCAAA